CAACCGCTTCAACATCTTCGCCGGAAACTACTGACATGGCTAACATCAAGATTTCGCAGCTTCCGCCGGCAACATCGCCGGTCGCCCCTACGAGCGAACTGCCTATCAATCAGAGCGGGGATACCAAGCGAGCGGCTATCAGTCAGTTGGGGTTTGCCCAGGCGGGTGCGGGCGCGCAAAACCGCACCATTCAAGACAAGTTGCGCGAAGCGGTCAGCGTCAAGGACTTCGGCGCGGTTGGCGACGGGGTGGCAAACGACACCGCCGCTATCCAGAGCGCGGTATCGTCGCTGTCTGCCAACGGCGGCGAGGTCTATATCCCGCCCGGTACCTATCGCGTGACCTCACCCATCCTCGTTTCGGCCAAGGTGGTCGTGCGCGGCGCGGGCATTGGCGTCACGTTCCTCTCGGCCACGACGGCCATGACCAACCTGCAGGCGGTGTTCTACGCTGCAACGGCCAACACGGTCGGGTTCCAGGACTTCAGCATCCTCGGCAACACGAACGGGACGCTCGGCGCGGGTACGGGCATCCACGTCAAGAGCGGCTCGGGCGCGAAGATCCAGCGGGTCTACATCAGCAACACCACTCAGGCCGGTATCCGGCTCGAGGAGGTGGACACCGCGCTCGTTGAGGACTGCTGGCTGGAGTCGTGCGGGCGCACCGGCTACACGGACAACCACGGCATCATGCTCTACACGACCACGGCGGCATCCTGCTCCGGGGTCAAGATCGTCAGGAACCGGGTCAAGCAGGCCTTCCGCAAGGGCATCACCACCTTCACCAGCGCCGGCACCGGCAGCATCAGCGACGTGCTGATCGACGGCAACACCGTCGAGGGATGCGGCCTTGGCAACATCTATGTCGGCGGGCCGTTGCAGAGCCGCATCATCATCACGAACAACGACATGTATGGCGGCTATGTCAACCTGCAGTTCGGGGATGCTAGCGATTCGGTGGTCGCCAACAACACCGCGACTCTTTCCACGGCCTTCAACTTCGGCCTGTACGGGGTCAGCAATTCGGTCATCAAGGGCAACGTCCTCCGCACCAGCGGTGAGGCGGGCATCGCCACCAAGCAGGTCGCAGCCGAGGTGTGCGTCGGGTTGGTCATCTCCGATAACGTCGTCTACAACAGCAATCGGGTAAACGCCGGCCATTGCGCCATCGACCTTGTGGCGGCTAGCGATACGATGATTGCGAACAACATCATCTACGACGCTACGGGATCGTCGGAATCCGAATATGGCGTCTACGAGCGGTCGGCCTGCGATAAGAACACGGTGGCGAACAACCGAGTGTTCAACATGGCGACCGCCGACTATTCGGTGACGGGCGCCAACTCGACCGTGGTGCAGTCCAAGCTCGGCACCGTGTTCGCCGTCCAGTCTGGCCTGCAGGTGAACCACACCTCGCTGACGCTGGTCAACGGCGCGAACAACAACGTGGCGCTCCCGGCCAACGCTGGAGCGGTGACCATCACCGGCCCGACCGGGGCGTTCAACATCACCGGGATCGCGGGCGGCGTCCTCGGGCGCACGGTCACGCTCGTCAATTCAACGGCGCAGACCATGACGCTCACCATCAACAGCGGTTCTTCGGCGGCAAGCAATCGACTTTATTTGACGGGTAGCGTGGATAAAGCCATTTCCGCTTGGTCTGCGGTGTCGCTGATGTATGTGACCAATCAGGGCGCCAATTTCTGGATGGACGTTTGATTCGGGTTTAGCATGAAAACCCCCATCCTCGGTAGCAGCTATGTCCTCCGCAGCCCGAACGCGGCTGACAACCGGATGGTCAACCTGTACCCGGAAGCAATCCCCGAGGGCGGCAAGGAGCCGGCGTACCTGCAGCGGTGTCCTGGGCTGCGTCTTGTCGCCACGGTCGGCACCGGCCCCATCCGCGGCTTGTGGGCGCACGGCACGGATGTGTACGTGGCGAGCGGCACGGAGTTCTACAAGGTCGCTGCCAACCTGACGCAAACCAAGTTGGGCGACATCACGGGTTCCGGCCCGGTGTCGATGGCCGACAACGGCACGCAGTTGTTCATCGCCTGCAACCCGGATGGGTTCATCTACAACTTCAACACGGCGGCGTTCGCTCAAATCACCGACCCCGACTTCCCCGGCGCGGTCAATGTCGGCTACCTTGATGGCTACTTCGTGTTCAACGAACCGAACAGCCAACGGGTGTGGGTGACGGATTTGCTTGACGGGTTCTCCGTCGATCCGTTGGACTTTGCCAGCGCCGAAGGTTCGCCGGACGGTCTGGTGTCGTTGGCGGTCGATCACCGCGAGGTGTGGCTGTTCGGCACTAACTCGGTTGAGGTTTGGTACAACTCAGGCAACCCCGACTTCCCGTTGGAGCGCATCCAAGGCGCGTACAACGAAATCGGCTGCATCGCCCCCTACTCAGTCGCCAAGCTTGACAACAGCGTGTTTTGGCTTGGCGCCGACGCGCGCGGTCAGGGCATCGTCTACCGGGCGCAGGGTTATCAGGGCGTGCGGGTGTCCACCCACGCCGTTGAGTTCGCCATCCAAGGCTATGCCGACATGTCGGACGCGCTGGCGTACACATACCAGCAGGACGGCCACGCCTTCTATGTACTTATCTTCCCGAGCGCCGAAACAACTTGGGTGTTTGACGCCGCAACCAACGCTTGGCACGAACGCGCCGCACTTGACCGCGGGCGGTTCCGCCGGCACCGATCTAACTGCCAAGCGCGGTTCAACGCCGCGCCGTTGGTGGGCGACTTTGAGAACGGCAACTTGTACGCCTACGACTTGGCGTACTTTTCCGACAACGGCGCCGAGCAAAAGTGGCTGCGGTCGTGGCGCGTACTTGCGCCAGGGCAAAACAACCTCAAGCGGACGATACACCGCCGCCTGCAACTGGACTGCCAGACGGGTGTTGGCTTGTCGGGCTACGGTGCCTTTGATTCCGTCGATTTGCTTGCCGCCGAAACTGGCGATGTGCTGACCACCGAATCCGGCGAGGCGCTTTTGGTGTCCTTGGCGATTACGGACGGGGCTGACCCGCAGATGATGCTCCGATGGTCGGACGATGGCGGCCACACTTGGAGCAACGAGCATTGGCAGCCGGTCGGGCGCATCGGCGCTACGCAGACCCGCATCATCTGGAACCGCTTGGGCGCTACGCTCAAGTCCCGCGACCGGGTGTACGAGGTGTCGGGTGCCGACCCCGTTGTGACGGCCATCATGGGCGCCGACTTGATTTTGGACGGCACCAATGCCTAACACGACTACTATCCCCGCCCCGCGCGTACCGCTTATTGACGAGCGCACCGGCCTGATTTCGCGGGAGTGGTTCCGCTACCTCAACAACCAGTTCCGGCTGACAGGCGGCGGTACGACCGACGCCACGCTTGCCGATTTGGAGCTGACGCCGCCCAACAATGTGACCGACGCCGAGTTGTCGCAAGTTGAAGCAGTGGTTCGCGGGTTGCAGGTCGGCCCGCCGCGGTTTGAGCCAAACCCTATCAACTACGGGCAGTTCTACGACACAACCACGCAGACGGCGGCGGCCATCAACACGGCCTACGCAATGAAGTTCAACACGTCGTCCAACCGCTATGGCGTGTATGTCGATCCGGGCGATTCCACCCACATCAAGGTCACGCGCCCGGCGGTCTACAACATGCAGTTCTCGTTGCAGTTGGACAAGACTTCGGGCGGCACCGGCCTCTTTTGGGTGTGGGGGCGCATCAACGGCACCAACATCGCTGACTCTGCCTCCGAAGTTCGTATTCAAGGCAACAACGCTGAGGTATTCGTAGCCGCCAATTTGTTCGTGTCCATGTCGGACGGCGACTACTTTCAGTTGATGTGGGCGGTCGATGACACGACCGTGCAGGTACAATCCAAGGCGGCGGCGGGGGTTGTCCCTGGCATACCCTCCGTCATCCTCACCATGACGCAGGTGTACATATGACCGTGTTCCTTTCCCCGCTGGCGGGTGCCGGCGCGCAGTTTTTCGACAACAACGGCAATCCGTTGGCGGGCGGCAAGATTTTCACCTATCAGGCCGGTACAACCACGCCCGAAGCGGCGTATACCGACGCTTCGGGTGCTACGCCGCACACCAACCCTATCATCCTTGACTCGGCAGGTCGGGTCACGCAGGAGATTTGGCTGACCGAAAGCGCCACATACAAGTTCGTCCTTGCGACGGCGGCGGACGTGACGCTTGGCACCTACGACGACCTGACCGGCCTTAACGACTTGAGCTTGGCGGGTGTTGCTTGGGCGGACATCACCGGCACCCCGACCACGGTTGCGGGGTATGGCATTACCAACGCCCTGACCACGACTGCGGCGGCGACAACCTATGCGCCGCTTGCTAGCCCTGCGTTTACCGGCACCCCGACCGTACCGGACAACGCTACGCCTAGCGTCAGTCATTCGGTGGGCTACTTGGACGCGCCGCAGAACGCCAAGACGGCTAGCTACGAGCTAGTGCTGGCAGATCGCAGCAAGTCCGTAGTGATGAACGGTACTAGCCTGACGCTGACCGTTCCGGCCAACAGCGCCACGGCGTTTCCGTTGGGCACCGTCATCATCATCGTCAACCTCAACGCTACGGCGCTGTCTATCGCTATCACGACCGATACGATGACCCTTGCCAACAGCACCACGACTGGCACCCGCACGCTTGCGCGTAACGGTGTCGCCACCCTTATCAAAATTTCGGCAGCGTCGTGGCTTATCAGCGGGGCGGGGTTGACCTGACATGGGCGGCGCTACGCTTGCGTCCTTCTTCAACGGCAGCGCCGGCGGCGCGGGTGCCGGGGTGTACGACTACTCCGAACCCGGCACCGGCTCCGTTGTCATCCCTACGGGCGCAACCGGCGTCACCATCCAAGTGTGGGGCGGCGGCGGCGGCGGCGCCACCGGCTACGAGATTTTCTTGGCGCCCGGAGAGCCTGACATCATTGACGGCGGTGGCGGCGGCGGCGGCGGATACGCCAAGACCGTGCTGATTTTGAGCGGGCAGGACGGCAAGACAATCCTGTACACCGTGGGTGCGGGGGGCGCGGGTGCCGGATCGGCTACGGCTGGTGGCTTCTCCAACGCTTACAGCGGCACATACACCCTTGCGACCATGACCGCCAATGGCGGTCAGCCGGGTAGCGCCGACCCGCTGCAAACGCAAGGCGCCGGCGGTACGGCTACGGGCGGCAACACTACAAACACTACCGGCAACGGTGGAGCGGCGTATACTTCGTTTGGCGCCGCCGGTATCGTGGGCGACGGGAGCTTGACGGCGGGAGGCGGCGGTAACGGCAGTTTCCTTGGCGGTCGGCCTGGTCAGAGCGGCCGCGTTCGCCTGGTGTTTACTTTCTAGGGGTAGGTCATGGCAGTCAGCGTCAAACCCTTGATTCCTTCCAAGACGGCGGAGAACGCGCAAACCACGCAGTACACCGCCGCGAACGTGTCGGCCATTATCGACAAGTTCACGGCGACCAACTACAGCGCGTCGGCGGCTACGCTGTCGGTCAACTTGGTCACGCAGTACGACTCGACGGGAAACCAGAACTTGATCGTCAAGACCAAGACCTTGCTGCCGAACGAAACCTATACCTTCCCCGAACTGGTCGGCCACATCTTGGCACCGGGCGGGTATATCTCGACCATCGCCGGTACGGCGTCGGCCATCAACATCCGCTGTTCGGGCAGGGAAGTGTCGTGACGGAGTTGGTAGACGACCGGGCGCAAGCGTTGCAGGTCGGCTATCACGCGACCGACTGGAACAACCGCCCGTCATTTGACAGTTACGCCGCCGCGATGGAAGATTGGGACATCAAGGCGCTTGTCCGCAACGGCGTGTGCATTGGTGCGGTGTACTTCAACGGCGACGAGTTACACGTATCCGTGCTGCCGTCTTGGCGGCGGCGGTGGGCGACGAAGGGCTTGTTGGCCAAACTGTTTGACCGTGAACGGGTTGTTACCCGCGTAACGGACGGGCACGACTATATGCACGGCATTTTGCGCCGCTTGGGGTTTGACGCCCATGACGGCCTGTATGTGAGAGGTCACGCAAATGGGCATTGAAACCGCAATTCTTGGCAGCGCCGTTATTGGTGGCGCCATGTCCTCCCGCGCATCCAAGAAAGCCTCGCGCGCGCAGCAGCAGGCGGCCGATCAGTCGGCGCAGTTGCAGCGAGAAATGTTCAACCGCCAGGTTGAACTCAACGAGCCGTTCCGTCAGGCGGGCATCACCGGCCAAAACGAATTGCTGCGGTTGCTCGGCCTTGGCGGCGATGCCGCCTCGGCAGGTTACGGCAGCCTTGGCCGCAATTACACGATGGCCGACCTTGAATTGGATCCCGGTTACGGGTTCCGGTTGTCCGAAGGCATGAAGGCGCTTGACCGCACCGCCGCAGCTCGCGGCGGCATGATGTCGGGTGCTGCGCTCAAGGCCGCGGGTCGCTTCGGGCAGGACATGGCTTCGCAGGAGTACATGAACGCCTTTAACCGCGCACAGGCGCTCAAGAGCGAGCGTCTAGGCGTCCTTGGCAGTCTCTATGGCGCGGGGCAAACCGCTGCGCAACAGGTGAGCAACGCTGCGGGGCAGTACGGCGTCAACGCCGGCAACATGATGATGGAGTCTGGCCGCGCCCGCGCGTCGGGCTACATCGGTTCTGCCAACGCCATCACCAACGCCCTCGGCCAAGCGGCTTTGGGGTACGGGATGTTCGGCGGCGGCGCGCGACCGGCTATGGGCGCTAACACGATGGCGGTCAACTATCAGGGGCCGCGCTACGGCGGCTACGGTTGAGGACTCGGTATGCCTATCATCGGTGACACGCAGATTCAGCCGGTCAACTTCCTTGAGCAGTACATGCGGGGACAGGAGTTTGCGCGCGGTCGGCGTGTGAACGCGCAGGCCGAGCAACTGAACGCTCTGCAACTGCAAGCCGCAGAGCGGGAGCAATCAAACGCCTTGGCGTTGCAGCAAGCTCTTGCGCGGGGGGCGACCGACGAGGATTTGATGCGCACGCCTGGGGGCGCCGATTATGTGGCGGCCATGCACAAGGCGCGCGGTGAGCGCGTCGGTGCAGATACCAAAGACCTTGAGCGGCGCATGAAAGGCGCTCAACTCTTGGGGCAGACGGCGGGAGCGTTCTTGAGCTTGCCGCCCGAGCGGCTGAACAAGGCTACGCTTGCGCCGTGGGTCAGCCAGATGACGAGCGCGGGGTTGCTGTCGCCTGATGTGACGGCTCTGTTTGAGCAGATGCCCGACGACCCGGCGCAGCTTGCGCAAGGGCTGCAATTGCTTCAATCGCAGGCGATTGACGCCGAGAAGCAGGCCGAGCGGCACTTCATCAACCAAGATTTGGGCGGGTCCGTCCGCACGCTGACTGCGCCAAAATACGGCGCCGGGCCGGCTACGGTGCTGCCGGGATCGGTTGCTGCTACCACGCCGTCGCCTAACGCCCCGCGCACTACGGTCAACACATTCCTTCCGGCCGCCGAAACTGAATACGCCAAAGTAGTCGGTAAGGGGCAGGGTGAAGCCGATTTGACAGCGTATGCCGCTGCGGAAAAAGCCGCAGCGGATTTGGAGCGGGACAACGCGGCGTTGGATTTGCTGGAGAAAGGGCAGCCCGCCACCGGCATCACCGCGCCGATTGCGTTGGAGTTCAACCGCATCATCGCAAGCGTCAAGGGCGACAAGACTGCGGCGGCCAAAGTCCGCGACACGGAACTGCTCAACGCGGTGCTTGGTCAGGATGTGTTCGCCAATATACAGGCGTTGGGCATTGGCGCGAGAGGCTTGGATACGCCTGCCGAACGCGAATACCTGCGCGAAGTCGTGTCCGGCACTATTACGCTCAATCAGCAGACGCTCACCGAAATGGCGCGAATTCGCGCGAACATCAAGGGGCGCGCGATTGATCGGTTCAACCAGCGCATCCGCAGCGGCGAGCTTGACCCGTTCTTCCAAGCCACGCGACGGCCGAAAACGGAAATCTCCAAGCCGGCGCGCACCGCGCCTTCGGGCGGCAAACCGGCCAACGTCCCCGCCGACGTGTGGAACGCGCTTACGCCAGAGGAAAAGAAGCTGTGGCAGAAGAAGCCCTGACGCTAGAGCAGCAGCAGGCGCTTGCGCTTGCTCGCGCGCGCCTTCGAGCGGCGGCGGCAAAGCCCAAAGCCGCCGCACCCGCGCCCGAATCTTCTGGTGCGGTAGGGCAGTACGCCGGCGTGATTAACCGCGCAGTAGCGCCGTATGCCCTCGCCGCCGGCGGCGGTGCGGCGGTTGGCGGGCCTTTCGGCGCGGTAGCCGCGCCGCTTGCGCTTGGCATAACCGACCTTGGGGCCACGCTGTACAACGTCGGTGCGGGTGCGGTCGGCGCGGAAAACCGACTGCCTGTGCCGTCAGATGTTGTCCGCCAAGGGCTGACAAGCGTGGCGCCCGGCGTATTCCGCGAACCGCAAACGTCGGGGCAACGCTATTTGGCGGCGGGGGCCGAAGCGGCAACAGGTGCCGGGACTGCTGCCAATGCGCTGCTAAAGCTGGCAGGTAAAGCGGCGCCTGGCACAACGCAAAATGTCTTGCGTGAGTTGGGGCGTTCGCCCGCCACGCAAACGGGCGCGGCGGTAGGTGCTGCGACGGCGCCCCAAGCGGTGTCGGACTTCACCGAAGAAGGTTCCGTGCTTGACAACCCGTATGTGTACGGGGTGGCAAGCGTGCTTGGCGGTGTGCTTGGCGGTGCGGGTACGGCCAAGGCGCTCAATGTCGGCGGGGTGCGCGCGCCAACGCTGCCGAAGATGAAGGCGCAAGCCGCGCAAGCCTACGCGGACGTAGATGCTTCGGGCGTAGCGTTTGACCCCGCCGCCTATGACGGGTTCTTGTCGGGCGTGCGCGGACGGCTTACGGGGTTTGACCCCGATCAGCACCGTGCAGTCGATTTTGAGATCCGGCAGTTGGAGCAGTCCGCAGGGCAAGCGCGCACTATCAGCGAGTTGGATACGGCTCGCAGCAACATCAAAAAGCGTTTGGGCAAAAGCACCGACCCGAACATCCGTCGCCTCGGCAGCGAATTGGCCGACGAAATTGACGATTTCGTGCTGAACGCCCCGCCTTCGTCGGTCATGTCGGGCAGCTATCCCGATGCGGTGGCTTCGTTGCAGCAGGCGCGGCAGTTGTATGCGGCCGTCAGCAAAAGCGAGCGCATGGAAGAATTGCTCCGCCGCGCTAAGTTGTCGCGGCAGCCGCTTGACGACGCGGTTCGACGGGAGTTTCTGAACGTCGCGCGCAACCCGCGACAAATGCGACTGTTTACGCCAGAGGAACGCCAGTTCATTGAGCAGGTAGCGCAAGGCGGCAAACTGGCCGCATCGCTGACTTCCTTCGGTGAATCGCTGCGGGTTCGCTCCGTGCTTGGCGGCGGCTTGTATGCCGGTGCGGGTGTCGGCATGTACCTTCCGCAAGTGGACGCAAAGACCGCCGCTGCGGTCGCGCTTGGCGTCGGGGCTACGGGTTCGGTTGCGCGGCGCACCGCCAACGCACTCGCCACGCAACGCGCGCAGCAAGCCGCCTTTGAAATGCGCGGCGGTCGGAAGTGGCAGATGCCGCCGTTGTCTATCGGCCTTGGCACGGCTACAGGCGCCGCAAACGCACCGTTTGTTTCCCCCGAAGCCGAAACGCTTAACCGGCTTGGACTTTAATACGAGGCCACAATGACCGACCTGTTGAAAGGCGCGTTCAAGTCGCGCACCGTCTGGTGGAACATCCTGCTTGCAGTCTTGGGCGGTCTGGAACTGATCGGCGGGCATCTGACCACGCTGTTCGGCGCCAAGGTGGCTGCGGCTATCCTCGCCGTGGGTGCGCTTGCCAACCTCGTACTGCGCGCCGTCACCACGACGCCGCTGCGGGACAAGTGACGTGTCCGGCCTTTCGGATACGCAGGATGACCGCCTGCGGTCGGTCGAGCGTCTGGCGCTTGGCACCTCGGCGGCGCTGAACGATCACTTGGTTGAGTGCGCCGAGCGCAGCCGCGCAACCACCATCGCCGTGTCGGAACTGACCGTGCAGGTGCGCCACCTGACCGAAAGCCAAGCGTCCCTCAACAAGTTGCTGCTTGGCATCGGGCTGCGTATTGGCACCGGGTTGGTCGCGCTCGTCATCGGCCTTATCGGGCTGGTGTTCTACTTCGTCACAGGAGTCAAGCCATGACTGAACCGCGTTGGCTGATGCACGCACGGCGCTTTGTCGGCGTGCAGGAAATCCCCGGCAAGACCACCGCGCCGGTTATCGGTCGGTGGCTGCGGCAGCTCAACGCTTGGTGGACGGATGACGAGACGCCGTGGTGCGGTGCGTTCGTCGGCGGGTGCCTCACCGACATCGGCCTTGCCAAGCCCAAGGACTGGTACCGCGCGCGGGCGTACCTCAACTACGGCTACGCGCTGCCCAAGCCGCAGCCGGGGTGCATCGTCGTGTTCAACGGCGGCCTTAAGCGCCCTGGCGGTGGGCACGTCGGCTTCGTTGTCGGTCAGGATCAATGGAACCGGCTGATGGTCTTGGGCGGCAATCAGGGCAACGCCGTCACCATCGCCCCGTTCGTCAAAAGCCGCGTGTTGGGCTACCGATGGCCGCTAGATGCTCCGCCGCCCAACACCAACGGCTTGCCGCTGTTGGCTGACAACGGGCAGCCGGCAAGCGACAACGAAGCGTAACGCCCCGTCATGCGCGCGGATGACCGACACACCCGCCTCGGCATCCCGCGCAGGTTCCGGCTGCACGGACATGAAATCGCCGTGCGCATTCTGCCCCTATCCAAATGGCCGCACACCAAGGGCGCGGTCGGCATGTACGACCCGACTTTGCATCGCATAGACATCCGCGGCGATCAGCCCGAAACTGCCGTTCAGCAGACCTTTTGCCACGAACTTGTCCACGCCCTGCTTGACGAGATGAACCATAAACTTTCACACGACGAAGTATTCGTGGATACTCTCGGCAGTCTGCTACAGCAGGCACTCGCTTCATTCACACACCGGAGGCCGCGTGCCCGCTCAAAAAGCAACGGATGAACAGATCCTTTCGGCGCTCAATGCCGCAAAGGGGGTACGCGCTGAGGCCGCACGCCAACTTGGCATCAACACCCGCGCGCTGTCGCAGCGCATTGACGGGTTGAAGTCGCGCGGCGTGCCGGTGCCCGACTCAACCTACGACCCGGCGGCACGGTTCCGCACCGCGAACGGGGTGGTGGAGAGCGCACCGCGCAAGCGCGAACTGCTGGAAGCCCCAAAGTTACCCTCGGGCAAAATTGACATCCGCGAATTGATCGACCGCAGGAAAGCGACTTTTGCCCGCAAGGACGCCGCTGCCGAGGCGCGAAAACTAGTCAAGGTCAAGGTACGCGGGAACGCGCCCATCGGCGTGACGCTGCTTGGCGACCCGCATGTGGATGACGATTACACCGACCTTGGGCAGCTTGAGCGCGACATCAACATCATCAAGGCCACGCCTGGGCTATACGCCGCCTGCGTAGGCGACCTGCAAAACAACTGGATTGGCCGTCTCGCCCGCCTATACGGCGAGCAGGAGACGACCGCGGGGCAGGCGTGGCAGCTCGTCGAGTGGCTGGTCGAGGAACTGCGCGAGGACTGGCTGTTCATGGTGCAGGGCAACCATGACCATTGGAGCGGCGCCGGCGACCCGCTGCGGTGGATTCAGCGGCAAGCCGGGGTGACGCTGACGGGCGATCATACCGTCCGCATCGCGCTCACGTTCCAGAACGGCGCCGAGGTGCGCATCGCCGCCCGCCACGACTGGCCGGGCAACAGCATGTGGAACCCGAGCCACGGGCAGCTCCGCGCCGCCAAGCTCACGCACCACGATCACGTGATTGTCTCCGGCCACAAGCATACGGGCGGGTACCAGCTCTTGCGCATCCCGGCGACGGGGCAGCTTGCGCACCTGTTGCAACTCGGCTCGTACAAGATTCACGACTCCTACGCCGATGCACTTGGCCTGCCGCCGTCCATGATTGCCCCGTCCTGCACCGTCATCCTTGACCCGCAGGCTAGCGAGCTTGGCCTAGTGCGGGTGGAACACGACATTGAAGCCGCTGCGGATTACCTGACATGGCTACGGAAACGCCGGGCAAAGTGAAAGAAGCCACGCTGCCCTGCCGCCTGTGCTTCTGGTCGGCAGACCTCACCCGCAAGGATGAACGGGTGTGGTGCAGCCACGCCGTCCATCATGGGTGGATGACCGACAAGGCCGCTTGCGACGGGAAAGCCTTTCAGACAGACTTGCGGCCATGATGCCCGTTTGGCTGCTTCGCTACCTGCCCCACCTGATTGCCGCCGTTGCCGTCGTGGCGGCTGCGGCATGGGGCGTCCACAAGATCCGCGAGGGTGTGCGCGATGAACTGGAACCGGAAATTCGCCGTCTGGAGACTGAACTACGGGTTGAACGCGCTGATCGCGCGCGTGCCGAGACTGCCCTCGACGCCTACCGGGCGGAGCTGGATGGTCTTGCTAGCCGGCCTCGGCCTGCTACTCCTGTCCGGCTGTGCCGCGCCGCCCCCGTGCGCAGCCCCAAGCCGCCCGCCGAAAGAGCTGATGCTGCCGCCCCCGCCGCCGGGAGCGATGCAGGACAGGCTGGAGCGGATTCTGGAGAAGGGTCAGGGCCAGACATCGGCCCCGACCTCCGCGACCTCGCAGCCTCCTGTGACGCCATAAGCGCACGCTTACGCGCCCTGCAAGGGTGGGTCAACCTCGCGCCTGACGCGCCTCGGCCATAATCTCGTCGCGCTCGCGCGCGGCGCGCATCGACGTGTACCGCTGGTGCAAGCGTTCAAGGAACACCTTGCGGCGCTGACCGTTGCGTTCGGCCACCAACAGTTCAAGCACCTGTTCCTCGCCCATGCCCTTCATAGCGGCGTTCAGTTGCGTCCAGTTCATTCGGTCAACTCCTTCATGGCTATGTCGGATACCGCACGCTTGTCGTGCAGCGCCGACCAGATACGCTCGTCAATCGTCTGATTGGCGAGCAAGACATACACCCACACATCCTGCCGCTGACCGCTGCGGTGCAGCCGGCCGATGGTCTGTTCGTATTCCTCTAGCGACCACGGCAGCGACAGGAACACCATATGGCTCCCGCCGTGCTGCAAGTTGAGGCCGTGGCCTGCCGAGCGGGGGTGAATCAGCAGCAGCGGCACCTCGCCGCGGTTCCACCGATCCACTACGCCTGGCTGGTCTATTGTGGCGGCATGGGGGTAGCGGCGCAACAACTCTGCTTGTTCCTCGACGTAGTTGTACACCACGACCGTGTTCACCCGCTGATTGCCGTCAAGGACTTCCTCTAGCAAATCGAACTTGTGGTTGGAAAACCACACGGGAGTCTGCGTGACGATGAACTTGCCCGGCTTGGCGGGGTTGGGTGTTTTACGGGTGTCGTACACCCACCCGCACGCCATCTGTTGAAGCTTCTGCGTGACGGCGCCGGCGTTGACGGCGACCGCCTGCGCATCAGGGAAGCGCACCACGAAGTCCTGCTTCATCTTCTGGTAGGGTTCGCGGTCGGTCAGGTCGGTTTGCAGCGGCGTGACGTGCAGCGGCGGCAGGGTGTCGGCGTACTCGCCAGGCTCAAGCACGAAGGTTGCGTGCTTGATGCGCGCCATGACCTGCTCCAACGATCCGCGCGCCGGCTCCCATTGGCCGTGGTCGCGGTTGATGCAATGGAAGTACTGTTGCAGGAACGCGCCCTTGGAGCGGCCAAGCAACGACTGGTCGATGATTTTGCATTGGCCGAACACGTCCTCAAGGCCGTTGGACGTGAAGCTGCCGGTCAGCCCCCACCGGATGGGGACATCTTCCAGGCGCTTAAGGATAGCCTTGAACCGCACGCCGGAGGGGTTCTTGAGCCGCGTCAGCTCGTCAAACACCACGCCGTCAAAGTCAAACCGTTGCCCCGCAAGCCACGCCAGATTTTCGTAGTTGATAACGACCACGCGGGCATCGGATGCAAGCGCCGCAGCCCGCGCCTTGGACGCGCCAAGCGCCACCGCCACCTTGATATCGGGCGCCCACAGCGTTGCCTCTGTCGGCCACACGTAGCGACAGACGCGCAGGGGTGCAACGACAAGCCACCGCTTGACCACCCCATCGCGCAGGGCATCCCGCATGGCCGTGAGCGCCGTAGCGGTCTTGCCGGCGCCAACCCACGCCAACATCATCGCCCGGTCATGCTCGTAGAGGAAGTCAGCCGCCGTTTCTTGATATGGCCGCAACGAAAGCATCGGCGTCCTCCTTCGTCCAGATCGTGACGTATGACTGGTTCAGCCGCTTCATGTCCGCAGCGAACAAGGCTTGCAGCGGGTCGATGCGCCCGCCCTTGACCTTCAACTCCACGAACCAAGTGCTACCGTCCGGGAAGCAGGCGATGCGGTCGGACACGCCGTTCTGCGTCGGGGATCGGAACTTGTAGGTCTTGCCCCCGGCAACCTGCACCGCCCAATCGAAATGCGTTTCTAATTCGGACTCTTTCATGCCGCTAGACTATCTGAAAAGGTAATGCTTGACAACCTGATTTGTTGCCCGTATGCTCACGGTTCGTTCAATCCACTATCGGAGTCTCATATGGCACACAGCACTATTGTCGGCGGGTCAACCGCCAAGCGCGTCATGGCCTGCCCTGGCAGCGTCAAGTTGGTTCAGCAAGTCCCGCCTAAGCCCGCATCCAAGGATGCCCTGCGCGGTACTTTGCTTCACAATGTCATCGCGCACATTCTGGAGCATGACGAACCCGCCGCGAGCTTTTTGGGCGCAGCCTACGAGGGCGAGGAACTTACGCCCGAACTGATGGAAACCAAAATTCTGCCTGCGTTGGCGATGCTTGATGCCATCGACCCCGACAAGCAGATGGAGTTTGCCATCGAAGCCGAAGTCGGGTTCGGTGACTTGCTCCCCGGCGTGTTCGGATCGGCTGACTTGCTTGGCCGCATCGGCAAGCGCGCCATCGTCTGGGACTGGAAGTTCGGTGACGGCGTGCCGGTGTCGCCCGTTGAAAACGAACAGCTCATGTTCTACGCTGCCGCCGCCATGCGCACGCCCGCAACCAAGTGGGTGTTTGACGGCGTGAGCGAAATCGAGCTTGTTATCGCTCAACCGCCCGCCGACCCCAAGCGATGGGTCACAACGCCCGACCGCATCCGGCGCTTTGAGGCTGACTTGACGCTTGCCGTCCACACCGCGTTGCGACCCGATGCGGCGTTTGCGGTGGGCGATCATTGCCGCTGGTGCGCCGCCAAGCCTATCTGTCCGCAGATGACCGGCGCGGTTGACCGGGCGTTGCAGAAGTCCATCAAGGAACTGGACGCCACGCAGCTTGGCGTTATGCTGCAACGCGCGGACATCCTTGAAGGCTGGATCAGCGACTTGCGCGCCCTTGCGCTTCAAGTGCTAGAGTCCGGCAACCCGGTGCCAGGCTTCAAGCTCGTACAGAAGCGCGGCACCCGCAAATGGGTTGACGAGAAGGCGGCGGAAATCGCCCTCGTTGGCCTTGGAATCGACCCGCTTGTGACGGAGCTTGTCTCTCCGGCGCAGGCGGAGAAAAAGCTGAAAGCCGCCAAGAAGGTTTTGCCGGAAGGCTTGACCGTCATGGCGTCGTCAGGCACCACCCTCGCGTCGGAAAGCGATTCCCGACCGGCGGTGTTGCAAATCGGGCAGCAGTTGACTGCGGCTCTTTCTAAACTTGTGTAAGGAGTATTAATAGTCATGTCGAATGAAATCTCGTTGTTCCAGAAGGCCGGTCTACCGGCGCCCACCACCCTCGCTACCGCTCTCAAGTCGTTGGACACGGCGGTGGGCACGGTCGGTGTGACCATCTTGAAGATGGACAAGACCGGCCATTGGGTGTTCGGTGCCGATCAAACCGAAGTGGAGGATGACTCCACTTGGGCGGTCAACCCGTTCAGCTTTATCCACGGCTTCATCGCTTGGGGTGCGGGCGAGGTGTTGGGCGAGAAGATGGGGCCGGTTACGCAGCCGCTCCCTGAGATTGGCCCGGCGCCCGAGGCCGCCAAGAAGGGGTGGGAGACGCAGGTGGGCTTCTCGCTCAAGTGCGTCAACGGTGAGGATGCGGGTCTTGAAGCCCGTTACACCGTGACGAGCGTGGGCGGCAAGCGTGCCGTGCAGGGCTTGGCAGCGGCGATCGCCGCGCAGGTCGAAGCCAACCCTGACCTGCCGGTGCCGGTCGTGCGACTCAAGAAGGAGCATTACCAGCACAAGATGTACGGGCGCATTTTCACGCCGATCTTTGAGATCGTCGGGTGGGTGAACCTTGACGGCAACGGCACCAGCGCCGCTGTTGCCGAGACGCCTGCGGCTGACGAGGCGGCGCCGGGTCGCCGTCGCCGTCGGGCGTGAGCAACCGGCCGGGGGCGGTTCGCGCCGCTCCCGGCCTTCTTCTTGAGGGTGGAAGGATGAACAAGATTGAATTCGGCGACTGCCGCGACACCATGCGGCGATGGGCAGCAGACGGCGTGAAAGTGCAGACCTGCGTGACCTCGCCGCCGTATTTCGGGCTGCGGGACTACGGCCACGAAGGGCAGATAGGTTTGGAGCCTACGCCCGAAGCGTACATTGCTGCGATGGTGGAAGTGTTCCGCTGTGTGCGCGATGTATTGGCCGACGATGGGACGCTGTGGCTGAATCTTGGGGATAGTTACGCAAGACAGGCCGGGGATGATTCAACTAAAGCGACCGATACCGGGTTTGGTGAGGGGCGAGGAACTGGCCGTACTGGAAAGTCTCATTTGTTATTCAAAACAGGAAACAATCGCCCACCAGAGGGCTTAAAGCCTAAAGACCTTATCGGCATCCCGTGGATGCTGGCCTTTGCCCTTCGCGCTGACGGCTGGTATTTGCGCCAAGACATCATCTGGCACAAGCCGAACCCGATGC